CGTTAGTGCCGGGGTTGAACCCCAACATCCGCTTGGTCCAACCTGACCCCGACGAGCTTCCGCCGGGCGAGGATATCGTCGTCGAGAACGCGCCCGAGGGCGCCGACGTCGAGCACCTCGACGACAGCGGCAACGTCATCCAGATCGAGCACGACGACGGCTCCATCACGATCAGCCTCGACGGCAAGCCGGTCGAGGAGAACGCCAACGAAGACAACGCCGAGTGGTTCGGCAACATCGTCGACAAGATCGACGAGGGCGAGCTGTCACGCATCGCCGACGAGCTGATCCGCGGCATCGGCGACGACAGCGACAGCCGCAAGGACTGGATCGAGGACCGCGCGCAGGGCATCAAGCTGCTGGGCCTGAAGATCGAGGTGCCGGGCATCGGCGGCTCCGCCGAGGGCGCGCCGGTCGAGGGCATGAACCGCGTCCGACACCCGCTGCTGCTCGAAGCGGTGCTGCGCTTTCAGGCGAACGCGCGCTCCGAGCTGCTGCCGACCGACGGCCCGGTCAAGATCAGGATCGACGACAACAACGGCACGCACCAGACCGACCAGATGGCTGACGCGCTGGAGAAGGACCTCAACCACTACCTGACGGCCATCGCGACCGAGTACTACCCCGACACCGACCGCATGCTGCTGATGCTCGGCTTCGGCGGCCTCTCGTTCAAAAAGGTGTATTTCTGCCCGCTGCGCAACCGGCCGGTCAGCGAGACGGTCGACGCCGAAGACCTGATCGTCAACGCGGCCGCGACCGACATCCGCAGCGCCAAGCGCGCGACGCACCGCGTGATGATGCGGCCCTCGACGGTGAAGCGCCTGCAGATCCTCGGCGTCTACCGCGACATCCAGCTCTCGACGCCGCTGCCGCAGGATCTCGACAGCGCGCAGCGCGAGAAGAAGGCGCAGCAGGGCGTCGAGCCCGAGGCGCTGAACCCGGAGGACCGCGACCGCGAGATCTTCGAGTGCTACTGCGAGCTGAACATCAAGGGCTTCGAGCACAAGTGGAAGCGCAAGGAGAGCGGCCTCGAAATCCCGTGGCGCGTGACCATCGACGTCAGCTCGAAGCAGATCCTGTCGGTCGTCCGCAACTACGACGAGGACACCGCGGAGCTGCCCGAGGCGCGGCCCGTGTTCGTCCCGTACATGTTCGTGCCGGGCTTCGGCTTCTACCCCATCGGCCTCCTGCACATCCTCGGCAACACGACCAACGCGATCACCGCGGCGTGGCGCGAGCTGCTCGACGCGGGCATGTTCGCGAACTTCCCGGGCTTCCTGTTCAGCGACGCCGGCGGTCGCCAGAACACGAACATCTTCCGCGTCCCGCCGGGCGGCGGCGCGCTCGTGAAGACGGGCGGCATGCCGCTCAATCAGGCGATCATGCCGCTCCCCTACAAGGAGCCGAGCGGCGCGCTGATGACGCTCGTCGACAACATCGCCACGACCGGCGCCCGACTGGGCGGCACGAGCGAGCAGCAGGTCGGCGAGGGCCGCGCCGACGCGCCCGTGGGCACGACGCTGGCCCTGATCGAGCAGGCGCAGAAGATCCTGAACAGCGTCCACAAGCGCATGCACGCGGCGCAGGCCGAGGAGTTCCAGCTCCTCGTCAAGTGCTTCAAGGAGAACCCGAAGAGCTTCTGGCAGCGCAACCGCCAGCCGGCCTTCGCGTGGGACGAGAAGACCTTCCGCGACGCGCTCGACATGTACGCGCAGTCGCTGGTGCCGCAGGCGGACCCGAACACGGCGAGCCATACGCAGCGCATCATCAAGGTCATGGCCCTGAAGCAGCTGCAGGGCATGAGCCCTCAGCTGTACGACGCCAAGGCCGTCGACACCGCGGCCCTGCAGGCGCTGGGCTGGAACAACCCGGAGCAGTTCTTCGTGCCGGCATCGGCCATGAGCCAGCCCCCGCCCGAAGTCCTGAAGGGCATCGAGGAGATCAAGCTCAAGCACAGCGACCAGCAGATCAAGCGCGAAGCGATGCAGATGAAGGGGCAGGCCGACGCCGCGAAGCTGCAGCTCGATCAGGCGAAGCTGCAGCAGGACGGCCAGCTCGGGCAGGCCAAGCTGCAGATCGAGGCCAGCAAGCCCCCGACGGGGCTGGCGCCGCCCGAGGACAAAAGCCAAGAGATGGCCTTGAAGGCGGCCGAGGTCGCCTCCAACGCCAAGGACGTGCAGTTCAAGCAGGAGCGGGCGCTCAAGGAAGACGAGAACCGCGACCTTGAGCGGCAGGCGCAGCTGCAGGAGGCCAACCTGCGGCTCGTGGGCGACCTGATGAAGACCAAGACGGCGCAGGCGCACGCGACGACCGAGCGCGAGGCGCAGCACGGCCACGAGCGCATGATGGCCTCCCTGAAGGCGAAGCCAGATGGCTGATAACATTCGACGCGCGACGATGATCGCGCGCGACCAGCGCGCCCTGCTGCGGCGCATCGCCAACATCTACCCGGGCCCCGGCGGGGGTATGGACCCGTCGCCGGGCGGCGGCGGATACAGCGGCCCCGGCGGCGGCAAGTACATCGGCCCCTCGCACTACGCTGACGGCGGCCCCGTCCCGCCCTTCAAGCTCCACAGCGGCGCGGCCAAGATCATCGGCGCCAAGGGCCAGAAGAAGGCGACACCGCAGCAGTACGCGGCGATGCCGGGCATCAAGCCCGACGAGCTGAAGCACTCCAAGTTCGACACGCTGGGCTCGAAGGCCCTTCCCCGAGAGGAGGTGATCAAGCACCTTGAGGACAATGCCGTCCCGCTGCAGGAGACGGTGCTGGGCGACGGCGACTTCGATCACGATGACGCCAAGAGCACCAAGTTCTCCGATCAAGTGCTCCCCGGCGGCCAGAACTACCGCGAGGTGCTGCTGCACCTGCCTGATGCAGGCGCTGAAGACTTCCAGAAGCGTCATGCGGCAGCCAAGAAAGCGAAGGCTGATACGTTCGAGCACGTGAAGAACATGATGGATCTTCACGGCTACGGCGACCACCCTGAACTGCTGGCGGCACAGCAGGCGTACGTGGACGCCAACAAGGACTTCTCGAAGCTTCAGGGTGAGATCACGGAGCGCGAGAGCACCAGATATCGCTTCGGCCACTGGGAGCAGCCCAACGTCCTCGCGCACGTCCGCATGTCCGACCGCAGGGGTCCGAACGGCGAGAAGATCCTCCACCTTGAGGAGGCCCAGAGCGACTGGGGCCAGCAGGGCCGCGATCAGGGTTTCAAAGGTTCGCCTCTCACGGAGCAAGAAGGGGCGCGGCTGCAGGAACTGTCTAATGCGGGGGCAAGAGATAGCAAACACCCTCTCCACGCTGAGTGGACCGAGCTTGGAACTCGCTTTAACGCTTCGCGCGACGGCCTTCCGTCAGGCCCCTACGTCGACAACACGCAGAAGTGGACCGACCTCGCGCTGAAGCGCGTCCTGCACGAAGCCGCACACGGCGGCTACGACAAGATCGTCGTCACGCCGGGCGACGAGCAGAACAAGCGGTACGACCTGAGCAGTCAGGTAAGGAACATCAGCTACTTCCCCGACATCGGCTACCTGAACGCGGAGACGCACGACGGCGAGGGCCTCGACGAGCACGACGTGAAGCCGGGCGATCTGGCCAAGCACATCGGCAAGGAAGCCGCCGACCGGATCCTGAAACAGGAACTGCAACGCCACGAGGGTCGCGGCAAGCTGGGCGGCGAATTCTACCACGAGCTTGAGGGCGACGGCCTCAAGATGGGCGGCGCGGGCATGCGCGGCTACTACGACAACATCCTCCCGAAGCGTCCGCAGGCCCTCGCGCAGCAGCACGACCCGCAGGCGAAGGTGAACCTCTTCGGGCACGGGCTGCCGAGCGAGCGCGCGCACGCAGGCGTGAGCGGCGCGGATGTGATGACCGAGAGGGGAATTCCTGAACACGAACAGGATGCGTATTGGCGCGGACTGACCCCGCAAGAGCGGACAGACCACATAGAAGACCATCGTATGAACGGAGCCCCGACACAGCTGCACAGCCTCGACGTCACGCCGCAGATGCGCGGCAGCATCAAGGGCAACGGTTTCAACTCATTCAAGCGCGGCGGAGATGTAGGAACGCGCCAGCGTTACGCTGACGGCGGCGGGTGGCAGAGATATAGGGACGGGGGCAAGGCGGGGGTCCCCAGCGTGCTTGACGCGCGCCCCCGCAAGCAAGAGGCGAAGGTTCTCGCGCCAGAGGAGATCCGCGCCGCTTACAAGACGTTGTTAGACCCGGCGCATATGGATCCGGCGAACGCCATGGAAGCGGCGCGCGTTCTGCGCAACATGACAATTCCGCTCGGAGCCGCTAAAGATCCTGAGCGATCAGGATATTACAATATAGCTCAGCCCAAGGATGTCGGATCAGTACAGACGACGATCAACGATATACCCGGACTCTCTCTTGCTGCGCCCAACAACATGACTTGGAAGCAGGCGCTGCGCGGGATGGGTAAAAATGCGTCTGTAATGCTTCTTGGCGGAGACCGAAGCCGGCTCGGTCGCATCACGCATATTGAAGGCAAGCCGCTCGCGTGGCCCGTGGATGCTCATGCTGGCCCGGCGTACATGTTAGGCCCCAACCCTGACGAGGCATGGCTTGTTGGTAAGGGAGCGCCGGCAGCTAGGGTGCATAAAAAGATTGGAGAGTACGCCAAGAAAGGCCCGGTGTTTGGCGTGTACGCGCCCATGGGGGCTCAGTCAGCCGATAGCGCGCATAACATGCTTGACTTGCTGTTGGCACAGATTCCCAGTTCAAAAATCCCTAAGAAGACCTTAGCGGAGTTTGATAAAAATATCCGCGAAGGTAAGCACTGGCCCGGCGCCACCAAAGACCAGAAAGAAAAACTTAAGACGTGGCCGGGTATCGCCAACGACCCCAAACTGGTGAGCGATTATGTGCGCCCTGAGAACGGTTTTTCGGGCGCGCACCGAGCGGCCATCGTCAAGTACATGGACCAGAAAGCTTGGCCTAAGAAGGGCTTCCCGGCCGTGGGTATGACGCGCGTCGCGCTTACAGACCCGCAATACTTGACGGCACCGGATAACACCATGGGCGGGCGCATCGTCTATCTGGATCCGGCATTGTCAGAAAAGGC